CAAAAAAGTACCGTCATACTCAAACTGACCATAATACAAATCACCAGTATCTGTTTTTAAAGACAAATAATAAGTACCAGCAACTGTACAATCAACAGAAGAAAAAGAATCAGGAACAGAACCAATATGGGACAAAAAATCAAAACCCAAAAAAGAAGTCAAATCACCAGAACCAACAAAACCACCAACAGAACTTGAACAAAAATTATCAGACGACCCAGAAAAATCCAAAAAATCATAATTTTTCTCAACAGTACCAGACTGAAAAACAAAAGAAGAAACACCAACAAGAGAATCTGGCACAACAAAATTTACAATACCAGCAGTAGTAAGACCCATTTCCAACTTAACAGGAGTCTGGGCAAAAACAGAATCAGGCAATGTATAAAAAAATACAACTATAAAAAAGGGGATAAAAAATTTAAAATTCCGTTTCATACACAGAAGCGTACCTATTTATTTTTTTAGTACGCTTCTGACAACGAACTAGAATTTCCGACCAGCAATATACCTACGAACTTTAGATATACCCCAACCCAAACCAACAAGAGAAGCCCACAAAGCCAAAATAACACCAACAACACTAGCAAAAACAAGACCCAAATCTGTAACCAAACTTGTAATACTTGAAATTGCTGTACTTGTAGCAAACATAATTTTAAATAAATTAAATCCTAATAAAGACGACCTTATTTTTTTCTCTCGCTTGCAAATGAACTCCGAGAAAAAAACTAAACACGAACCCAAGAAAAGAACAAAGTCCAAATAACACCCATAACAAAACCATAACCCAACATATAACCACTATACAATAAAAAATCCAAAGGCAACATAAATTTACAATATCAACCTACGGAAAAAATAAAGAGGAAGAAGAAAAAAAACAGGTTGCAAAAAAACCAAAAAAAACAAACGAGTTACAATTTCAATTTCATCTAATGTCATTTTTCCCTAGATTTAAAATACCAAACAATAAAAACCAAACCAAAGAACATCAAAATTATACCAAAAAACAAATAAAAAATGTCAAATGTATGTGTGGATAACTCAACAGTAGTAGTACCAGAAACAGAACCAGAACCCAAATTAAAAGCATTACCAGAAGAAGCCAAAACAGACTGGGAAGCACCAACACAAGACCCAAAAGAACCAGCAATATAAGAACCGTCAGAAACATTCCACAAACCACCTACACCTTGAACAGTAGTAGTAGTAGAAAAAAGATACTCCAACTCACCAGTAGGAAACAACCTAGTAGGAGACAAAACATACTTAACACCAGCAGAATTAGAACAAATCAAAAAATCATAAGTGGAAGAAGAAAAAACACTCGCACTAGCAGAAGAAAACAAAGAAAAAACCAAACCAAAGAACAAAAAAAGAAAAACCAAAAAATAACGAAAAGACAGTTTTTTCATAAATAAAAACTAAAAACAACCAAAACTACGAAACAACAGCAACAATACGAGGAACAGCAGACTGATTTTGACCAGCAACTATCTCCAATTCAACAGTAACAAACTTATCAACATCTTTTTCTGAAAGAGAAACAGAAGAATTAGATTTTATTTTAAACTTAATAATCCTACCATTATAACGAGCCAAAACATTAGAATAAGGTTGTTCCTTATAAAAACCAGAATTATACTCTAAAACCTTTATCTCTATTTGCATTTTAATTTAATTTAATTTCCTATACTTGCTAATAACACACCTACCTAAATATGATGTCAAAAATTCATAAGAAGTCAATAACTCAACAGAGGAAAACAAATACTGAAACAAAATAGGCGAAGTGTCAATAACGGGCTTAACCAAATTACGACTAGACAAATAAGAACGATGTCCAAACAAACGAAAATCCAAAAAACCCTTTTTCATATACTTTGACAAATAATAAGCAACCCTATCACTAGAATCTGTCAATTTCAAATCAACAAATCCACGCTTCCAATAAAACGCAAATTCTCTTGTTTTTCTTTCTCGCTTAACCAATAAAGATGGTAACCCCCAGAACAAAGCGTGAAAATGTAATCTTCCAGACTTCTGGAATTCTGGTACTGCGATGTAGCGAACTTGCTTGCCATAATTCCTAACGACACTTCTTGCAAAAGATTTAAAATCAGAATATCCTTTTTTGGGTGAAATTTCATTTTTTGAATAGGTAAGTGTAACGAGTATAGAAAAATCAGACTGTCCAAAGTTGGCAATAACTTTTCGTATAAAAGCATTTGCTGTACGCCTAGCATTATCTTGCCTTTTTGTTCGGTTAAATTTCTGTCGTCTTGTTTCATTCTTTCTATTTGCAACCAAATTCTGCTTGCGAGCATAAACTGCAAATTCTTTCTGCTCATCTGTATATTTCGGTAAATCTCTTTCATATTCTTGAACTTCAATTATATTACCATAAGTAATAACCTTCTTATAAGCCATTTATTAGTATAATTATGTTCCTTTATTAGTATATTATCAAGTCCTTTTTCGCCTGCAAAGCAGGCGAAAAAATCAAATATGCTTAACAACAATACGACCACAAACATTACAAGAACGCTGTTCGTGAACAAGAAAAGGAGGTTTACTACGCTGTATTTTCTGCGTAGTATCAAAAATTTCACAAAACCGCCTTTTTATAAGAAAAAACCGAGGAAGACTAAAACCCCCAAAAGAAGAACTAAATTTTTTCTTATCCTCATTATAAGAACGAGGGTCTAACTCACGAACCACACACAAGCCCCAAATACGCCTAATAGGCGGTTTTGTGGCACTAGGACGAGGAGAACCTGCCAACTTCGTAATATCATATAATTCATTGACCAAACGACGAAACGCCTTATCAACTTGGGCAAAATCCTGAGCAGAACCATAAATCTCTATACCACTTTTCGCACCCTGAGTAAGCCACCTGCGAACATCAAGAGACAAATCAGTCCACATACGAGAATCAAAATAATTACCAACCTCATCTATAATAATATCAGCATTTTCATAAGAAATTAAATCATCTAAATTTTCCCAATACAACAACTCAACACCCAAAGAAGAAGCCAAAGAATAAAAATCTTGAGAAAATTTCAAATTAGAAACAATAGGACGAGAAAGACCAGTGTTTTTCTTCCACTTATGATTTCTATAAACCAAATCAACAACCTGCATAGAAAGAAGCAAACTCTTACCCGAACTTTCCAAACCAGAATAAATAAGTTTTGACATTTTTTATTATGAAGAATTAGAACCACGAATAAGAACAATCAAACGCCAAATCCAACGAAAAAACCACAAAGAAAACTCAACAGAAACAATAAAAGAAAAAAGAATCAACATTTCGGTTATAGGAAACAAAAAATCCCACGCTTTCATAAAACCTATAATAGAAGAAAAACCGTCAGAAAAAGCAGGGGGTAGAGGATTAGCAGTAGGCAAAAAATTTAAAGCGAGAAAGAAAAACGAAACAAAAGCAATCAAAAATAAAAGAAGTGTCATATAATTAAGAAAAAGACAATAACTTTCTAAACACATACATAGCACCAGATACATATATTACAGAAACCATAAGAAAACGCAACACAGACAAAAGACCAGAAGGGAATAATTGAGAAACAGTAGAAGTAGAAAACAAAGTTACAGTACCCCCAAGAGAAAGAGGAGTACCAGAACCAATAACAGCAAAATCAAAAGAAACAGAACCCAAAGAAGAAGTAGAAGAACTGTCCAAACCCTTAACCAAAGTAACAATATCATAAACATAAGCAGTAGGAACTTTAGTACGCAATAAAGCAGGCACATTTAAAAAAGAAAAGAAAAAACTAGAAGAAGTAGCGACAGCAGAAGGGTCTAAAGTAGAAAAAGGCGGTAAAGCAAAATCAAATTGAGAAGAAAAAACAGTAAACTCAAAAGCACGAGAACCAAACCTATCACCAGTAGCATCAAGAAAAGAAACTACCATAAAATGCTGACCCTTATCTAATACAGTAGTAGTAGCATAAGTAGAAGTACCAGAAGAATTTATAGGAAAAACAAAAGGCAAATACTGAAACTGAGTCTCTATATTTGCTAAATTAAACTCAATATCAGTTAAAATTCCAAAATCTTGAACAGAATTAAAAAAAACATCAGCAGACAAAGTTACAGTAGTGGAAGCAGTAACAAAACCGTCTGACGGAGAAAATGAAACTATGGAACTAGGAAAAGCAGAAGAAGCCAAATTATCACCAAACAAAAAAGTACCGTCAT